TGTAATTTGCTGTAGTCAGCAGCCATTGCAATAGCAGTTGTCTTGGTCATTAGATTGCCTCTTCTTTTTGTTTCAGTTGGTCTAAACACTCATTTTCAATTTCTTTTAATCGACGCAGACGGCCGTTTAAATATTTTTCATATTCACTGTCGCCACGTTCTTTGGCTAATTTTGCATGCGTTGCTATTTCACGGGTAAGGGAGGATGTGATACCCCGTAATTCGTTTGGCGTCACTGCACTGCGCATGGTCTCGGTGTGCTTAGTGAATTTCTCATCTAGTTCTTTACGAATACGTGTCACATCTTCAGCACTATCTGTTGCAGCTTTAATTTCATACTCAAGTTTATTGCTGGCAACATATTCGGGGTTATCATGCATACCCATGAACACATCAGAACTAAAGCCAAGCATAGATAAGGCTTTTTTGATTGCATCGGTGAGAGATTTTTTAATAGCTTCACCGTCAACTTTCATTCCATAGTTAGTTTGGTATCGATAAGGTGTTGCGCCATAGCTTTCGAATTCGCCACGAGTTTCACACTCAATGATGTACCAAAAGCGGATCTTGATTGAATGGTTTTGTTCGCAGAATAATGAACCATCACCATCACGCAAAAATCGAGTGGCAACCTGTTTGTTTTGTTCATTTAGGACTGGCTCAATAAGTGGTTTACCATCGATAAACTTCTCTTCGAGTACTTCATAGCCCCAGCCTTCACCAATTGGGCCGAATATTTCAGTGGCACGCATGAACATGTAATTACTGTTTATGCTAGTACCAGCGAAGCCCATGCCTTCTAAAGGCTTGGTAAAACGTGCGTCAGTGCGTTGTACACGTTTCCAGATGCTGAGATTATCGCTATCGCCTTTATTAAGAACTTCATCTAATACAGAGGCGCGGTGTTGGAAATCATCTTGTTGAACATTGGCAATCTCAACTACCGGTTCAACTGGATGGTTGATAACAAGCGCTTGAGCTTGTTCGGTTTCTACAACAACTTCCTTAACTGGCTCTTTTTCTGTTTTAGCTGGCGAATCTTTTTTCTTGCTCGAGCGTTTTTGTTTTTCTTGTTTAACGGGTTCAGCTTCTTCTTTTGTTGTTTCATCATTAGCTGGCTTAGCATCTAAATTATCAACAGCAAAACGACCACTACCGAGTGAGGTTACTTTAGGGCTATTGGTACCAAGTTTTGAATCAATAAACGCTTTACGGGCATTAGCGTCATCAAATAATTCAGGTTGTTCTCGTGCTTCGGTTACTAGTGCAAAAATGTTCTCACGAGGGATATCTAAAACGCTAGGGAAGGTACGCAAATCCATTGATAAGCGTTTCCATGCTTTATCATCACTGCTAATTAACTCTTTAGCTTTGCGGATATCAGCGCTACGGATAGCATCAAAATCTACACCGCCAATTAACGCAAGGGCGATTTCAGTATCAAGCATTGCGTAATCACGTTTTAGTATTGGTTCTTCTTTGGGGGCCGTTTCTACCACAACAGTTTCGACCTTTGGTTCATCCTTCAGCCAGCTTTCACCGAGTGCGGTAGCTTCCTCAATGGTGACATTCTCGTCAGCATGTTCATAAACTGCCTGTGAGATTTCCATCGTTGCTTCGGCATCCATTAATGACACTTTGGTGATTTCAGCAAGACCAGTGGCTATATGGCGAATTTTGGGGTCTGCCTCACTTTCATTGAGGTATTTCAATGTATAGGTGTATTCTTTGTCAGTGATTTGAGTTTTACCAAACAGCAATAAAGCAGCTACGCGAGGTTTAGTGGCAAGCTTTTTAAATTCTTTATATTTAATGGGTTGCCATTTCTCACCGTCAAATTCATTTTCAACAGCAAATTTCTCATCGAATTGATCGAGTGCAGGGCGTGGGGAACCTACAGCATCTTCACAAATGATAGGTTCATCAACGTTGAAGTTATCCATCGAATCAGGGAAAACCTCAGATAGCTTAATCATTGCAGTTGCAGCAGCAATTTTAGCATTTGCAGCATTGAGAGCTATTGTTAACGGTACTGCGCCGTTATTAGCGCGAGCCTCGGTCGTAGGCTCAAATACACAAATAAATGTTGTCATTGGCCTTGCCTCTTAGTATGGGATTTGTTCGTCTTCTTTAGAAATGGGATTGCCCTCTAAACAGAGAAGCATTTGGATTTTGTCTTCCAGTAAACTTGATTGAACTTGTGCATCAGCAAGAATTTTGTTTTGCTCAGCTTTGAGCGCGTCAATTTCTAACTGAACAAGTTCTGCATTGGTTGGTTCTGCAAAAGGAATTTCTATAGAGTGTTCAGCAATAACAAAGCCAAAACCTGACTTCACATCAGACTTAAATGCGTATGTATTATATTGATAAGAACCGTCAAATTGCTTTTGTGCGTGGATATACAGAGTAACGCTTAGGGTTTTAGGTTGTGCTTTCATAGCAGCTCCTTTAAAATAGTGGTGATCAGTGATTTATCATTGGTCTTGCCTCTTCTAGCGTTTGGTCGCGCTAGTAGAACTCTCGGTTAGCTTTGGTCGGCGACCCGAGGTAAAGGAACCCACTTAGGTGGGTTTTTTTACGTCTTCAATTAGGTGCTCGTCTTTCCGAGCCGTCAGGTCTTGCCTTAGTACCCTAGTCTTTCCTAGGTGTCAGGTCTGGTCTTGCTTCGTAGCTTTGGTCGGTAATTCTGAGTAAAAATATCACCGTAGTATTTATCTTTACGCTTCTAATTTGTTGCCCGTCTTTCCGGGCTGTCAGGTTTTGCCTCGAGCACACGTCAAAAAGTTTTCCCTGGTACTGCTAAAAATTTGCTGTCACATCGCGGTAATCATGGTCAGTCGCTATGAGGGTGACGGTTCTCCTCCGACATAACCGCAAAACTAAATTTGGTTTGAACACCTATCAAAACACTCGCTGTATTTGTTTCGATGTATGCAATGATATGCATTAAGCGCATATGCGTCAAGCGCATATTTGCGTATAGGGCATAATAAATGAGAGATTTATTAGTATCGATATGATTTTCATATAAAAAAATTTTCCTTTTAAACGGCTAATATTGTATTTTTACTATTAATTGAACAAAAACTAATCTTAAATAACCAACGAAAAATGTAATCGGAGAAGTGTATGAACTTGGATGAAGAGAAAATAAGGTATGTAGTATTTGAAATAGGTCAGGCAACTATTAGGCTATTAATGAATAGTGAGACTATAACTAAAGAAATGTTAATTGATGAGCTAGAGCGATATAGAAAAGAGGTGACAAACACCTTGCATAAAGGCGCTTTGCGTGATGCGGCTCAGGTAATTAGGAGTATCAAACCATAATGGATAAAATAAAGCCCTCGGTACTATATGCACGGAGGGCGTAAACATCTTACTTCACTAGAGGTGGAACAAGACTTAACGGTTGTTCTCTATCACATTTGTCTATGTATTTTGTAGGCTTAACTATGGCTGAAACATAGTGCATTTTATCTATCAAACTAGGGTCTAGTGTTATTGGTTTATGTGCATTATTAATGCTAGTGAATTGGTAGTCACCGTCTCTTGTTTTATTGAAAATTTTGATCATGTTATGACCTTCGGTGGTTCGAACAAATACTTCATCACCAGCTCTGACATTTGTATTCGGCTCAACAACGACATATTCACCAGATTGTATTCTTGGCCACATGCTATCGCCTTTGACTTTCAGCCCATAAGCTTCTTTATCATCGCTGTATATCTTCAACCAGCCATTATGGGACTCAATCATATCTACAGCGCCATCAACACCAAGAAACGCCTCACCTATAACTTGAACCATCCCTGACGGAACTTTACCAACATATTCAATATCATCTGACTGAATTGGAGTTTCAGAAAAAAGGTCTGAAACAGTAACGCCTAATGCTGTTGCAATTTTTATTAAGGTGCTTTCGCTATATCCTTGAACATTTCTTTCAAGCCGAGAGATATTGCCCACATCGCTATTAACTGCAGTGGCTAAATCAAGGATTGTCATCCCTTTGCTTTTGCGAATTTCTCTGATCTTTGTTCCAATTTTCATTCTGTTATTCAACTTTATTTATGCGTATCACACAAGGCGTATTGCGCATATTTGATTGTGTGATAATATGCGCAATACGCATTAAAAATTAAGGAGCAGTTATGCAAACACCATTAAGAAGAATTCGCATTGAAAAGCAGCTGACTATTTCTGAGGTTGCAAATGCAATTAATTGCGACGTTGGAAATTTAAGTCGATTAGAACGAGGTACCCAAGCTGCTTCATTAGAATTGGCGGAAAAACTTGTAAAATTTTACGGCGAAAAAATCACAGAAATGCAAATTCTATATCCTAAGCGGTACATGAAATGACATTACCAAATAACGATTTTAAAAACTGATTCTTAATAATCAATTTTGCGACAGGAGACGCGAGTAGATGAATTTTGATATCGATATTGTCCGATCCGAAATTGAGGACTGGGCGGCGGAGCAAGGTCAAGAGCATGTTGCTATTGAAGTTAGCCGTGCTTATTTACGTATTGTAAAAAACAGGTCACAAGGGCGTTTGCATGTGATTGAAGATGAATCGGGTAGGGCTGATTGGAAAGCGATTAATAATAACCGGCAACAGATATTTCGTTGGTTGCGTGGTGATTCTCCCGCATCTATCAGAAAAATAGCTGAGTTAATGCCGGCAATAGAAATTGCATTACCGGCTTCACGTCTGGCTCGGGTTCGAGGTGATACAAAAAATTACCTAGCTTCAATTGCAATACAGCGATTTGCCGAGGCAATTAGCGAAATTTTATTAGAGGGTCGTGACATGTCACACCATATTAATAATGCAGTCATTGCGTTAAATGCGATACCACGCCAGACCAGCGTGCATTAATTCAAGAGGCAAGACCAATGCTAAGAACAATTGAGAAAATTACCTATCGCAATGGTTTTTTGTTGAACGGAAAACCGGCTGATAGAGAGAAAGTCGAAGATGTTTTCGAAGGTAGAAGAGCCGCTGCGCTAAGCGTTTGGGAACAGTACGAACAACAAAAACAAAAGCTGCTCTCAAAAAAGCTGACACCTGAGCAATACCAGAACGCTTGCCGTGACATTGCACGCGCACTGGGGGTGTGATGTGAGTAATAAAATTACAGGTTATGTTTGGGATGCTTGTGCCGTTTCTGGAGTGAAAGGCACTAAGCTCATGATCATGGTTCGGCTAGCTGACTATTCTAGTGATGAAGGGATTAGTTACCCAAGCGTAGAAACAATCAGTCGGCAGATAGGCGCAGGGATTAGTACAATTCGTAGCGCCTGTAATGAACTTGAGCAAGATGGGTGGCTGGTAAAAAAACAACGCAGGAATGGCAATCGCAATGCCTCAAATCTGTATTTTTTGAATATTGATAAGCTAGAAAAGATAGCACTTGAGGAAAATGCAAAACTAAGAAAATTGCGTAAAGAATCTTCTAAATCTCACCATCCAGATTCTGAACGTTCAGATTTTGACCGTACAGGAAACAACGAAAAAGGGCGGTTTGACCCTCCAATTTCTGGCGTTCAAGGTGGTTTTCACCCTCCAGAATCTGGAGGCGATCCATCAGTAAATTCAAAACATGATCCATCAGTAAATTCAAAAGAGGAACCATCAGGTCAGGTTGAGCCGAAAAAATCGAAAAAATCATTCGATGCAAAATTGGCGAAACCAGAAAACGTGAGTGACGAAGTTTGGTTAGATTGGATTACTTTCCGAAAGGAGATTAAAAAACCGCTGACGGAAACAATGTGCAAACAGCAAGCAAAAAAATTAGCGAAATGTTCTGATGCCGATGCCGTGATTTGTAATTCAATTGCCAATGGTTGGCAGGGGCTATTTCCTGAGAAAACGTTGGAGAAGCCTAACAAGCCAAATTCGCACACTGGATTTGAGAATAAGCACTATGAAGCTCAGGATCCACACTGGTTTGTGGGAGGTGAAAATGCCTGAACAAGATTTATTATCTAGCGTGAATATTCCTCCACGCTTTGCTAATGCAACCTTTGAAACATTTAAAGCAACCACGCAGCTGGCTAAGCATAATCTCACAATTTGCCAACAGTACGTGAAAACATGGGACGATAGAAAAAACGCAGGAGAAGGGCTTGTACTGTGTGGAATGCCGGGGACAGGTAAAACCCATCTAGCAGTATCAATTGCCCGTGAGATTACTGGAGATTTGCAGGAATCGGTATTTATCACAACCGCAGCACGCATCATCCGGGCATTTCGTAGAACGTGGTCAGGAAATTCAGAATTTAGTGAACTAGATGTACTAGCGAAATATTGTGATCCTGATTTGTTGATTATCGATGAAATTGGTGTGCAGTACGGCACTGACTCGGAGCGCAATATTTTATTTGAAGTGATTAATGATCGTTACGAGTATTTATTACCCACTATTTTAGTTAGTAATTTACCGTTGAATGAACTGGAGGAAATGCTAGGTGAGCGTGTCGTAGACCGATTATTACAGGGTGGCACGGTGTTAACGTTCAACTGGTCAACCTACCGCAGAGGTAATCATTCATGATGGATGAACGTGATTTAGAAGGCGCGGTAATCAGTGGTTTTCTTGCTGGCGGCGCTTCTCAAGATGCTTATGAGGTATTGGCCACATTACCTGAAGAGGCATTTAGTTCAGGTTATTACCAACGTGTTTACAAAGAGATTAAAAAACAAGCGTTAAGTAGTTCGCTGATAGATCCTTTTTTTATTGCTGATGCATTAGGTGACAAAGGCGATTTAGCCAACCTGCTAGAGCTGGCCAACTCACCTATTTGGAAAGCAAATTTAAAAGGGTATGCAGAGAAAGTTCATAGTTACTTTCGTGTGCGTCAAGTGTTACAGCTCATGAGTAAGTATCAATCCGCTATTACGGGGGCGGGTAATCATGAGCAAGCAGAGGAGCTTATAAGCCAGTTTGCAAATCAAGTGGGGCAACTTACCGCAGGTAGCCAAAACCTGTTACCCGTTCATCTAAATACGCTCATTGAGGGATATGTCGAAGTCCTCGAGCGCAGAAATTTAGGTGAAGATATCAGCGGTATGATCAAAACAGGCATAGAGGCCTTAGATGATAAAATCGGGGGTTTTAACCCAACTGATTTGGTATTTATCGGCGGTAGACCAGGGATGGGTAAAACTGAATTAGCGCTAACCATGATAGAGGGAATGACTCGTGATGGCGGCGGGGCATTGTTGTTTTCCATGGAAATGGCTAATCAGCAAATTGCTGAGCGTATGATCGCTGGCTCATCTCAATTATCAGTATCAACGTTGAGAAAAGCGCAATTACATGATGAAGATTGGGCGCGGTTAAGTTCTGGTCTAGCACATTTAATGGATCGGGATATTCACATCATTGATGCGAACAATTTAACGGTTGAGCAAATATGCGCAATTAGCGAAAACCATAAACGGCAATACCCAAATTTGAAAGGGGTTTTTGTTGATTACTTAGGTTTAATTAAAAAGCCAAAAGCAGAGCGTAACGACCTTGCTATAGCAGCAATTTCAGCGGGGCTAAAAGGGTTAGCTAAACGACTACACACACCAACAATCGCATTAAGCCAGCTCTCACGTGATGTTGATAAACGACCATTAAATCAACGTCGACCAGTAGCAGCTGATTTACGAGACTCAGGAAGTCTAGAACAAGACGCAGATTATATTTTATTTACTTATCGTGATGTTGTTTATAACCCCAATAGCCCTGCTAAAAATTATGCAGAAGTTATTGTAGATAAAAACCGTCACGGTGAAACAGGTACTATTTACCAAGAATTTAAGAAAGGCCACTACATGCCAACCGACCAAATTACAGCGGCTGAAGTGTCCAGAATGCAACAACAATCGCAAAGCACTAAATCAAAGCGCTATGCGGAAAACGCATTTTAAAAGACCAAAAGAGGCAGACCAAATGACAATTAAAGACCCAATCACCGGCGAGTCACTCGTCCGGAGCAATCACCCCATATTGCCTGATGATGGTTTAGACCATTCTCCGTGCCACATTGAACGCTTTAATTCTGCAGCAAGGGCAAGAACAAAAGCACCATATCAACCAGAGCCGAAACCCCAAAAGAGGTAGTTATGTCAGGTAAATATTTACCTGATGGGCTTCCTCATAACCGTGCTTTATGGCCAGAGGAATATCGCGAGCTGGAGCAACTTGATTTATTCGCTAGCAGGCTAATTCGGCAACTGAAAAATCGAAAAATAAACAGAGAGCGAGTGCTGGTGGAAATTGAGAAAGCACATGAGGTACATCGGGAATTTTTTAGAGATAGGTTAAATCATTGGCGTGAGGTGATGAAAATATGAATAGTAAACCAACCAAATTATTACAACATTTTAAATATGATAAATGCGTAAAAATGTGCGAAGAAGGCTGGCGGGTAGTTCGTGAGCAGGAAGAGGCCACAATATGCAAGGTTCACACACTAACAGGGAAAAAACGTAGTTCAATACAAAAGAAAAATCGTTATTTTTTAGAAAATAGTGAAGGTAAACAAGTTTATATATCAAAGCAGACTGCAGAGTCATTGTGCTTTTTACAGCGCACAACCTTATCAAAAGTTCCTATGGCCAACACAGGGGGAAGCATCGATGAATAACGCCAGCATTACTCATGAAAGCTTTGATTTTAAAAATATGAATTGTTCACTCCATGGACTGAATGAGCATTGCGAATCATCCGATAGCCTTATCGCTGTTATTGATGGCGATGCTCAACAAGTGGTCATGATTGAATGCCACCCTGTAGAAACTAACGAGGTAAGCATGAAAAATAGAATTCCACCAATGACTAACCCTTTAGGTAAACATTGGGCACAACCTAATCATGAAAACATTTTAATTGATGATACTCACGTAATAATGAGTAGAAAAGATTTTAATTCACTTGCCGAGTATTCAAATTCAATACCATCCGGTGTTTATGCTGGGAAGATGTGGAAAGCAATAGTTCAAGATGGGCGCGCGTTTTTGCGCTGGTTTGGTTTAGTCGAAGGGCGTGATGATTTATGTAGCAACAATCAGCGTGAAATCATCATCATTGATTAGGAGGTAGGGATGAGCATTACAGTAAATTCTTACTTTAGTGGCGCTGGCCTAATGGATATAGGCCTTTTGCAAGCAGGACTGAATATAGGGCAAGCTTTTGAACTGGATAAATCTGCATGTAAAACATACCGCCATAATTTAGGTGGGCATGTTAAAGAATGCGATATAGCACAAGAGTTGGTTTTGGAGCAAGATTCATGTGATGGAATGATATTCACATACCCATGCACTAGGTACAGCACCATTGGTGATATTCATGGGGTTCGTACCGGTGATGAGTTATTTCTTCATGCATTACGACATTTGGCAATTGCAAGGCCTGAATTCTATGTGGTTGAGAACGTACCGGGGATGCGTGCTTTTCCTGTTGTAATGGAAGCTATGCAGAAAATGCCTGATTACTACGTTAATGTATTTTGTCCGATCAAATCTGAAACTTGGTTACCACAAAAGCGAAATAGGTTAATTATTATTGGTACCAAAAAATATTTTTCACCTCAACCGCCTGTAAATCATAAGCCAATTAAATTAGCAGACATTTTAGAAATTGAGCCAGATACAAGTATCCCTAAATCTGTTTATTCAAGAATGAACGGTGAATATAGAGACTTACCAATAGTTAGTAATCCCGACAATGGGGATCTGGCCCCAACTTGTGTCGCTCATTATGCGAAAGATAAAAGCACCCGACTAGTAGCAGATAAAAATTTTCCAATGGGAGTTCGTCCATACACTGTACGTGAATACGCAAGGCTCCAAGGCGTTCCTGATTGGTTTGAGTTTCCAGTTAGTCAAACAGATGCATATAGGCAAATTGGTAACGGTGTTTCCGTTCCTGTTGGGATATGGATCGGCTATGAAATAAAACGGTATATGAGTAAGTTAATTTAGAGAGGCAAGACCAATGCTAAAAACATATGTAATTTTCATCTTGATCTGGTGTGTCGTTGTTACTGTAATAGGAGTTTCATTCAATGGCTAAATCACCAACGGAACGCAAAGCAGAGCAACGTAAGAGACAAAAGGAATCTGGTGTTACTAAAATAGAGTTATTTCTTGATGAGCAAGAGTTAGAAATGCTTCAAAGAAATTGCGCATTACGTAGACCAGGAAGAGAGCCATATGATGTCGCTGAATATCTCTCAATGTTGATTAGAATTGATGACCGTTCAGTTATATCGTTAATTACAGAACTAAATAAAAGGTGCTGTAAAAAGTGCAATGAGCAATTGCCTGTGGCTGAGTGTTGTCTTAGTGGTGGCTCTGAGTGTTGGAACACATTAGGGTGGCATGAATTTAAATTAGAGATTAATTAATTCGGTAATTGGTAAAAAGCAGCTGCCAGTAATAGAGAGCTGCTTGATAAAAAATCAAAAATTCTTATGAGCACTGAGGGCTTCTTTTTCGTACGCTAAAGCTTCGCTTATATCTCCAAGATAGCGTGGAATTTGTTGGAGTGACATAAAACCACCAATAGGCTGATTATGATGTCCTATTATTAATCCACCATAACAATTGATGGCGGAACAACCACTAACAATCATGGCATTGTTTGCTACCAAGATATTAGTCGGTCTGATAAGCACTTCAACACCATTACACAATAATCTCCCCTTATTTATCACAATTCTATCTGGAGGAAAAAATTCGATTTCAAGTAATATTTTTTTATGGGCTTCTCGTATTGTTAATTTCTTACCGACTAACTGAATATCCCACGGAGATGTTGAGTAATATAATTGATTGTTTTTTATATGCAATATTGGTTGATTGAACTCATCAAAAATAACTATATTTAATAATAAATGACCATCAGCAAGGATTATTCCTATTAGTGGAATACCATCTATACTGACTGGCACCATAGCAGTGCCATATCCTTGATCACTACATTTAAAACTGTTACTTCCGACTTCAACAGTGGCCTCAACGCCAGAAAAATGTAAGTTATATGGTTTTGAAACTCCATTTTTTAAGTTAAAAGGTGATTGATTAGCTGCTTTCACTACTTGAACAGGAAGTAAGCCCCCTGTTTTTTCTCTGTGATGCTGATCACATAATAGCGTTATTTCATTTGCAACATGACGCTTAACTTTAGCCCATTCCTCCATATGCTCATATTCATATAAAGGCATACCACAAATTACACACCCAAACCCACAACGCTGTCTAACTTCTCGTTGTATTGGTAATGGAATATTTCGACTATTACATTCTTTTTCTTGCTCCATTTCATCAACCTTATCTTATGATTTTTAAATCAAATTACTTAATCAAAATGATTATAGCTATTTATAATAAAAAAACTTATTATTAAAGAAGTTGGCCTGAACACCCAATCTTAACACTTGCTGTGTCTACTGAGAGAAACGTATGGCACAGCATAGCTTTATCAAAATGTCTAACGACACTCTTGTAATTTCAAGAAAGCTCGCAACCCACGTTTCCACCGTAAATACTTCGCGTTGCTTAACCTCGGTTATGAATACTGGGAATCAACCGGCGGCACCATTTCGCCTGAAGAAAAAGAATTGGTTCGTGGTTACGTTAAATTCCTCTCTTACTACACCGATAACGATGATGCTCTTCAATCTGCTGCGGATGTTTATCTCGGGGAGATAGCACAGAAACGCGCTCACAATATTTCAGCGACCAAATCCTTTGATGCTTTTCGCTACTGGGTAGTCGAGCAATCTGGTCATTATGAAACCTTTGAAATGCCAGACGGTAGCCTACGCCGTGTCGCTAAATCAATCAGCTTTGCCAAAATGGATGACCTAGCCTTTGGCGAACTCTATAAATCAACCCTTGATGTGCTTTGGAATTTCATTCTATTTCGCAATTTTCCCACGCAACAAGCCGCTGAAAATGCAGCTGGCCAGTTATTAGATTTTACTTAGAGGCAAGACCAATGACCAAAAAATCAAA